GTTGGGAACAAGTTTCAGTTGGGTTTGACAGGTGTAATATCGACCTTTGGTAATCTGGCATATAAATGTTTTCCATCAATAGACGGCATTGATGATACGACATTTATTTCGTCCCAGAGTACCGCTAGGTAAGCGGCACGCACAATTCCACCTAAGTCAACGTCTAAACGTGAGTTCATGACGTTGACAGAAGTGGAGTTACACGTTGCGTTAATCAGGTCATTGATAACTAACGACGCAGCAGATTTCGTACTATCAGGTGTAGAAGTGTAGTCCTTAGCATCTTCAGCCTGTAAGAGAGTAGGTATCCTACTCTTATCAGCTGCAATAGATGCGGCAGCTGAGGCATCGAATCCCATGAACATAGCTAGATCCTTCTCACTACCCCTAGGAGCATCTAGAATAGCTTTCATTACTCCTTCAGCAGATAAAGTATCCTTTCTAAAATGAGGCGTAAATTTACTAACTAGATTCTGAGGAACTAGCTGATCACCAGCAGTTTGAAGACCAAGAAGCATAGTTATTACCTTATCTGCATAAGGTAGCGTAATGTAAGGAGTATACCAGGATTTCAATGGTATGGACCCAGTAGTATTCAGCAATTGAAAACCCTCCGTACTACTTCTTGGCAAAACAAGTAAGTGAGTATCGGAGAATGACCATGATAACTTCCATCCACCAATTGTGAAAGAAGCATCACGTATCATAGGTGTTTTCTTAACTTGCGCTCTACCTCCACGACGCATCTCAATGTGACCACTTCTTTCTAATGTATCCTGTTTAAACTTATTCTTGAGATCCCCAGATTGTAGCTTATCTCCTAGACCATCCGCTATAGCGTTATTAACGCTATTCAGATAAGACACAGATTCAAAGAATTCACGACGCTGAGAAGGATCAGGTATCTTATTAGAATAAGCTCTCTCTAAGGTAGAAGGAATTATCGCCTTTCCACTCTTATCACGTATTATACGAAGTGGATCTAGCACTGTTTTCATACCTGCGTTAATAGCACTTGACACATTAGCATAAGAAATGTCCACACCTCCAACACGTACTGTACAAGGAGGATTAGAATGCATTACTCTACGACCTACTTCTACAGGAGCCTCTGGAACGGGTTTAGGTCCTATTAACACCTCTTCATCTGGGTACATATCATTAAATATCAGTATCTGGTACAGCTTACTGGATGACTTAGGTACTCCAATAGGAATGACAGCTGTACTACCTCCAGGGAAAAGCACATCCTCCAAAGTAAATTGAAGTTGATATCCAAACACGCTGTCAGTTAAACCTATCACTACATCTTGAATCAGTAGAACATTAGCAGCATCAGCATTCAAACCTCTTCGTACCAGAGTCATATCCTTATCAATGATTGAAGAAATATCCGCTGGATTCTTGTTACTCACTGGATATTCAGAATCTACTGGCGTAGGACGATTGAACATGTAGCCAGCGAAGTAACATGTTTGTAGAATGAATACTGGTCTTCTACCTGCATAGTTACCCATAGCTTCAATCTTCTGTCCACACTCCTCTCCAAATTCATCAAACTGAGATAAGAAATGAAATGCGTCAATATCAGACATGCCAGCAGGTAACGGTAGGGCCAAATACATATCGTCACCCCACATTCCAATGCCTAGAGGCTTGATTTCTAACTCTGTAGTGATCATCTTAAGCATGGCTGCAGTGAAAGCGGTATTTCCATTAGCAGTGATAATTGCTCCGGAAACCATGAATGTGGCCTGTAGCAGCTGGTACATAGTACCTTCTGGCTTGTAGACAAAGTACTGATCACACCATGATTCAAAGATATCAATTAGCACGTCAGCATATTCCTTTCCAGTTAACTCTCGTATATAATCAGAGGTTAGGAAAGTGCATGCTTTAACAGCCTTTATCCAACATCGCCAGACCGCAGGACCACAATGCTCATCCATAGTACTAAAATCAATATCGACACATACAGCATTTGGGTGATGTGCCAGTACTATGGATAGGTTAATATGATCCATGAAATCCATCATAGGAATACCAGTGTTATGAGCTAGAAGATACGCCCTATCATGTCGCTGATGCTTCTTAATTGACTCATACACTGGGTACAATAACATCTGCTGTCCTATAGCTACGTTATATGCATTTCTACGCTGCCTACCCGGTACAGCCCTAGTAGCCATATCAAAAGGATGAGCTTTAGTCGCCTGACGGGTTAGAAATGATCCAGCCTTACTAGATAAACCCTCTAGCTCATCTAATATGATAGGCATCACTACTGGAAGACCACGCTTATCACCAAGCTTGGCTGTACGTGGAACCACGGAACCACCATCAAGTATGGCACCCTCTGTAGTCTTAACTTTCAAGGCATCTCCACCAAGCGACGCCGACTTAGTCAACAGTCTACTGAATTCTATCATGTCATCGCGAGATGGAGGGTTAACATACTTGAGAGATTCAGTAAGTTCATTAACCAGGTATCTATCAAAGATTGTCTTAGGCTTATGAGAATCTAAACCTTGAGTAGCTAATCTTTCTAAGTCACCTTTAGTACTATTGATTGCAGAATCACTTTGTACGAAACCACATACGATTGAAGCCCTCAGAAGTAGTCCAGAGACACGAAGTAAATTAGGATTAAATACTGAAATTTCATTAGATAATCTTTTCTCCTGCGTTGACCCATACCAGTTGTCATAAATAGCTAGTAATCCCTTCTCTAGATCAGGAACCTTCTTGGCTATTAGTTTGGCAATGTCATCAGGTCCAGCGGTCAGCTCTAACTTATGCTTATCAGCCAATGACACCCTACTAATACCATCCTCTAAATGTAAACTAGTGAATTCGGCATCAGCAGGAACTGGATTATCTTGAACGAACACTTGATCAACTGGTACCATAGCCTGTACATTAGATAACAACAGAC